CTGCTAACTGCCTGACGTTCTCGCTTCGTGCAGATGTGAGAACGTCAGGCAGTTAGCAGCAGCTGACTTGTTAGACAGGGCTGGGTACAACAGCCAAGAGGTACAAGCTGCAAGCAGTGATACATCAGGACGAGAGGTAAACATCTCAATTAATCTTAACACGAGTGACACTAGCCTAGTGATAGAAGGTGAAGCGGAAAGTTTGCAGCAAATTCCCGTTAGCAATGAAGTGGTAGAGGGGGGTCGGGGAAAAAACGATGAAGCGATACCCTAGTGACCCGACCAGCACGTATATAATGCAGCCTCAGAGTTATTTGTGTTTTGTTTGTTCTGCGCCAGCGCCATTTGGGATTGGTTACGGCGGGGTTGTGTCCGAGATACCTGAGCATCGCAGGGGTAGGATGTGGGTATGTTCTAAGCATGTTGGAATTGCTGAACAGCGGCGTGATGCTGCGCGATTGTCTGATAGTCCGTTTGCGAGGGTTGGATGAGTTTTTTTGAGCGAGCTAAGCCAAAGACTGTGACGAGTATTGTGCCTCCCAAGCCTACGCCTGTTTCGTTGCGCGGGGATCGTATGTTGGTTTCTCGTAAGATAGTTGAGAAAGAAATAGAGCCGCGCAAATCTGGTTTGCAGAGCAAAGCGAAAGTGGATCGGGTTCCGCGGGGTTGTTTATTTAAAGTGGGAGGGGGGTTTTTTGACTTAGACGGATATTGGTGTGTCAGGAAGGCAAAGCACGTGGTTGATGTAACGCGTGGTGCGCCTAAGAAAATAACTGCAACATTATCGGATGCGCAGAAAAAGGAACTGCGCAGAGTCAGAAATAATGCTCTTAAAAACGGACTTAGGTAAAAGAGCAACCAACCATTAAGGAAGCACTGCCATGCAAAAAGAATTAAGATTACAGGATAGATTGAGAGTGGCTAAACATTTTAATGCGGCATTTGAATTACAGCCAGAACAGGTAGATTGGATAGACGCGGCATTAACGCAACTGCGTTCTAATAAAATAGAGCAGACATCAGCGGATGTAGCTTACCAGCAAATGATGTTAAAAAAAGCAGATAACAAACGCTTAAAACAACTCATTACCTTCTCAGCAATAAACGCTGCGTTTCTGTTCGTAGCAGTAGGGGGAATTGTTTGGTTGATGTAAATTACACGCCTGACGGACAAACTATTGTAGATTTTATGTCCTCAAATGCTTTTGTGCGCGGCATACAAGGCCCGATTGGTTCGGGTAAATCTGTGTGCTGCGTTATAGAATGTTTGCGCTTAATGCTTGGGCAAGAGCGATCTATAGATTTAAAAACAGGACAGCGAACAGGGCCGCGCAAAGTAAGGGTGGGCGTTATTCGTAACACCACCCCGCAGCTGGAAACCACTACTATGAAAACGTGGTTGGATTGGTTGCCAGAAAATGATTTTGGGCCTGTGCGATGGCGAGCGCCATTTCGCCAAACAATACGGGTTCCAGAAATAGATTTAGAAGCCGAGGTTTGGTTCTTGGCATTAGATCGTGATGAAGATGTGCGTAAGTTGCTCTCGTTTGAATTTACATATATTTGGTTAAATGAGGCGCGTGAATTATCCAGAGAAATTGTAACCGCAGCTATATCTCGCGTTAAGCGTTTTCCTAGAATGATTGAAGGTGGCCCTACTCGATCCTGTGTGTTTATGGATACTAACGCGCCTCACGAAGAACATTGGTGGTCTATTATGTCTGGGCAAAGCGAGCCGCCAGATTGGATGACTGAAGATGACAGGCTGACTTTGTTAAAACCAGATAATTGGGAGTTTTTTCAGCAGCCGCCAGCCGTGCATGACAGATATGGGCCAAGCGGAGAGCTAACGGGGTATGACCTTAATCCTCTACGCGAAAATGCCAAATTTACAGATAAAACCTATTATACAGATTTGCTGCAAGGCCAGACGCGGGATTGGATCAGAAATATGCTCCAAAACCAAATTGGGCGCATATTCTCAGGAAGACCTGTTTATCGTGGTTTCTCAGAAAAAATGCACGTTGCCGCTGAGCCATTTGGCCCAACAGAGGGCGATGCTATTCATATTGGTGTTGATTTTGGATTAACTCCTGCCGCCGCGTTTTGTCAGGATGTATATGGTCAAGTGCGGGTAATAGATGAACTGGTAACAAAAGATACCAACGCAAAGCAATTTGCGGATTTATTAGCCGCGCATATTCGAGAGCATTATTCTGAATATCAAATAATTATTACTGGCGATCCTCGAGGGGAAGACCGAGCTACAACTGATAGCGTAACGCCATACCAGATTTTTCGCGCTGCGGGGCTGGAAGTAACGCCAGCTTGGTCAAATGATCCAATTATTCGCGTAGGAGCTGTAGAAACACAAATTAACTCTCTCATAGAGGGTAAGCCGGCATATTTCTTATCTCCAAATTGCAAATTTTTACTTGGGGCTAAAAAAGGTGGCTATTGCTACTTAAAAGATCGGGAAGAAATCGACAAAAAATCCATTTACTCGCATATTTCTGATGCAGAGCAATACGCGCTTTTAAGAATGGGATACGGCAAAAAACTAATTGGCCGAAATCCCAACGCAAAACCCAGTGTTCAAGCCTATCACAAGCAATCTGTGTTTAATCGAGGCGGTGGAATGACTGCAAAACAGCGAAATCGGCAGTCTATTCTTTCAAGAGGCCGTTAGGGTTGCTTTTCTACTAGATAAAGCGCATTTTTTTACCGACAACACAATATATGGTGAAATTATGTGTGATCCTATTAGTTTAACTATTGCTGGCGCTGCCCTGCTTCAAAACAATCAAGCAACTAGCGCAGCTAGAACGGCTAAGGCAGACCGAGCTAGAGAGCAAGAACGCGTTAAAAAAGTTGCTAATCAGGAACGCACTCAAAGCGATATGGCCGCTTTAAAACAGCGCAGAAAACAAAACGCAACTCGCAGATCAGCAAGTTCAGGGCAATTGGGTGGAATGTTGGCTGGCGCTGGTAATTTTATGTCTGCTCGATCTTTTTTCTCATGAGGTAATTAATGGACGTTAAGGCAATTATTAAAAGGCGCGATGCTGCAAAAGCAGACCGTCAGCGTTTAGAGAATCTTTACGACGATTGCTTGCGTCTCACAATGCCAGCCAGACGCCGCTTTTACACCCAGCCTATCGATAATGCAGAAGACATATTTGATGAAACTGGCGCAAATGCTGTGGCCGAGTTTGTTTCTCGTATGCAAGCAGGGCTTTTGCCTCCTTTTACGGAATTTGTAAAACTAGACGCATCTGCAATGGTTGAGCCGCGTGATGTTGCGGCTGTTAATAAAGACCTCGATGATATTAACAAATATTTGTTTGAGCAAATTTGGAACTCTAATTTTGCTCAAGAAACATCTGAATGCCTTTACGACATGTCTATTTCTACTGGCATTATGCTGTTTGAAGAAGGCACAGGAGATAAAGCGTTTCATCACCGCGCTGTGCCATTAACGGATGTTTATTTAGAGCGCGGCGCGGATGATACAGTTGGCGGCGTGTTTAGAGTTCAAAAAGTACCAGCTAAACACTTAAAGCATCGCTATCCTGACATGAATGAAAGCGAAGCTATGAAAACGTATTCGGATCTTAGGGAAGATTCCGAAAAAGAACTGGAAATTATCGAATATACCTATCGGGATTATTCGAGCGTCGAGGTTGAGTGCTATTACCACATAGTTTTGTGTGAAACGCATAATGAAGTGTTGCAAGTTCGCAAACTGGAAGGCAAAGGCTCAAACCCGTTTATTGCATTTCGCTGGCAAACGGCTGCGGGGGAAACATGGGGCCGAGGGCCATTGTTAAACGCAATGGGCGCTATTCGCACAACCAATCTTATGGTTGAGATGATCCTTGAAAATGCCGCTATGTCTATTGTTGGAATGTACCAAACGGACAATGAAGGCACTGTAAACGCTGATAATATTTCTCTTTTGCCGGGAACGATTATAACCAAAGAAATAGGTACACGCGGATTAGAGCCAATTACTGGCTCAACTGGCAATTTTAACATGCAAGATGTGGTGCTGGCCGATCAGCGCACAAATATTAAACGCGCATTGTTTAATGATATGCTTTCAGATCCAAATAAAACACCAGCAACGGCTACTGAGGTAGCTGAACGCATGGCTGATTTATCGCATCGAACATCCGCAGGGTTTGCGCGTGTGTTTTATGAGTTTATTCAGCCGTATATTTATAGAGCTTTGTATATTTTGGAAAAACGCGGCGATATAGAATTGCCCGTAATTAATGGCAAAGCCATACAAATTCGCGCTATTTCTCCAATTGCCATGTCACAAAATGGGCGCGATTTGCAAAAGCTAATGCAAGATTACCAAATGCGGGCGCAAATGTACGGTCCGCAAGTTGCAACCTCAATGTATCAAATGGAGGAATTGCATCCTTGGTTAATCGAAAAAATGGGCTTGGAAACCAAGCTGTTTAAATCGAGCAAAGAAATTGTGCAGTCGATGGAGCAGCAAGCCCAGCAAATGATGATGATGCAACAACAGGCGCAACAACCAGTATGAGCGAATATATTGAGCGGCGAATACGCGAAATTAAAGATCAAGCAAATAACTCCTTTGATAGTTTTCAGCGACCAGCAAGTGCAGAAGAAAACATTAATATTACATGCCGCAATGTTTTGAACTCACCAGATGGTCAAAACTTAATGACTTATTTGCGTTCGATAACAACGGACGCGGTTATGCACCCAAGCTGCACAGATGCAGAATTAAGGATGCAAGAAGGAATGCGCCGACTTGTGGGCATTCTTGATGCAAGGCGTAAATCTAAAGCGAAAGGTTAAAAAATGTCAGAAGAAGCTGCCACAATGTTTGATGCAAATGAAACGTCCAGCGAACCCGCTGAAACGCAAGCTGTTGAAACGGCAAGTGAGGGAGAACGCCCAGATTGGTTATTAGACAAATTCAAATCCTCCGAAGATCAAGCAAGAGCTTACAGTGATTTGTATGGAGCGTATTCGAAGAAAACAGAAGATTTGCGCGCGGAAATCAAAGAGGAAGCTGCGCAAGATTATGCGAAATCGCTTGGCGTACCAGATGATGCAAGCGCATATGAATATCCAGAAGGTTTTGACGCGCCAGCAGAAGGCGTTGATCAAGCACTTAGAGGCTGGGCAAAAGAAAATAATGTGCCGCCAGAAGCGTTCAAATCGTTAATAGCTGATGTGTATGGGCAAACCCAAACTGATTTTGAAGCAGAACGCACTAAGCTTGGCGATAATGTCGATCAACGCGTTACCAAGCTAAACAAATGGGTAACGTCTAATATAGACGAAAAACATTTTGATGCTGTTAGCAAAATGATGACAACAGCCCAAGGCGTTGAGCTTATGGAAAGCATGATGAACAAAGGCGCATCAAGGGGTTTTGCGCCTGATGATGTTGGAACTTCTGTGCAGCCCAAGCCGCTATCGCGCAATGAAATCCGCAATCTTCAAGCAGATGCAAGATTTGGCGAAGATGAAGATTATACGGCTATGGTTAGATCAAGGTGGCAAGCTTTTGCAGACCAGCAAGCGCGAGGTTAAATTTATTTTAGCTCCAAGCACTCTTTATGATGTTTTGGAACTATACAAATATATGCGTGAGTCAGACAGGGATGAACTGGCTTACGCAATACAAACAACTGGCACAGATATTTACAGCCAAATGATTACAAGCTGTATTTCCGATAATTATGTAACAATGTGGGCAAATGACAGAGTTGTGGCTGTTGGCGGTATTAACGCTGTTCCTGATAATTCTAGCATTGGTATTATCTGGCTTTTAGGAACAAACCTTGCCGATAAATACTGGCGTCAAATGACGCGGTTATGCCAAAAGTTTATAGAGACAGAAAAACCTAATTGGGATGGATTTGGTAATATTGTTCCCACATCTAGTTGCAAACGTATTAAGTGGCTACAACATTTAGGTTTTGACATATTAGATTTAAAAGCACAGATTGATTTTGAGGGATATGTAAAGTTTTACATGAATGCCTCTTATACGGCCCCAAAAACGCAAGGCGGCTCCGCATAGGAATACCCGTTGAGTTAGTTTGAGGAACACCCGATCCCGTTCTGAAATTTAACTTAATAGGTGTAAAAATGGCCTCAACTATCGATCAAGCGTTTATTGAAGAATATAACGCAGACGTTCACTTGCTGTACCGTCAATATGGCTCTCGTTTAATGAATACGACCCGTAAAGGCACAGTTGCAGCTAAATCCGTATATTTCCAAAAATTCGGAACTTTGGCAGCGCAATCTAAAACACGTAATGCAGAGCATACGTTCCAAGATCCAGCGCATAGCAAAGTAAAAGCCGATATGGTGGACTATTATGTTCCCACATTGGTTGATGATCTGGATTTGCTCAAATTAAACATTGAGGAAAAACGCGCTCATACAACTGCACAAGTTGCAGCATTAGGCAAAAAGACTGACTCGGTTATTCTTGATGCTCTTGAAGCTGGCGCAAACTCATCTGATTTGGGCGATAATACTGCTGCTTGGGATTTTGATACAGCAATGAGCATTGTAACAACATTCTCAGTTAATGAAGTCCCTGATGATGGAAACCGTTTTTGTGCATTGCACCCTTATGCTTGGGCGCAATTCCTAAAGGTTCCTGAGTTTGCCAATGCAGATTATGTTTCCGCTGAAAACCTCCCATTCAAAGGAAACCTAACTGCAAAAAGCTGGATGGGAACAATGTGGATGCCTATGCCAAACATCGATCACGGTGTGGCGGGAACAAACATTGCGACCAACATGGCTTGGCACAGGACTGCAATTGGTCACGGCGTCAACAAAGAAATTAATACAATTTGGGATTATGAAAACACGCGGTCAGCTTGGTCTGCTGTGTCTTCTATGTCTCTTGGCGCAATCGTGATTGAAGATGCTGGAGTTTACAAAGTCTCTACTTTGTCACCTGCACCGTCTTAATAGGATCATCTGTCTCAGTGGCAGATGAGGCAGATGTAAAACTCTTTCTGGTTAGGTTACGCACTGCGATGAAGGAGAAACATTGAAAGGGGTGGGTGCCTGCTTGCCCCTTTCTTTAAAACAAGGTTGGCTATATGACTGTAACGCCTCTTTCAGTTTCCAATTCATCGCTCAAAGTTATGAATGCGGCATTAGCCCAGCTTGGCGTTGATGAAATTACATCTTTTACCGAAAACACATTGCCAGCTAAGACTGGCAATAAGCTTTTTGAAGACATCCTCGAGGATGCGCTTTGTTCTTATCCTTGGCGGTTTGCGCGGGATCGAGTTGTATTAAATAGAAGCACAACCGCAGCGCCTACGCCGTGGAC